AATTAAATGTTTTAAGTTATTTAATCTTTTATTTAACGGCGCAAATATATAATTCAAATTTGAATCAACCAACTTTTCATTTAACAATCATTGTAAGAAGAAATCAACTACTCAATAAAAAAAACTGCAAATGAAAAGAAAATATCATTTACCACTCCCACAAATTACAACTCACCCCAACTCCAACATAGGGACTCAACTTATTCCCTAAAAAGCCGTATCCGGCCTGCACACCCAGCCCGAACCGCTTCCGCTTTGCCCGCCCTCTGACGAACATCGTACGCGTTTTACTGTACACCTCGATACTATCCAGCTTGGCCCGATAGCCTGACACATAAGCCGTATAAAGGCTGTCTTTGTAGGTTTTCTGCGTAATAGGCAAATACAATGTATCCCGAACCGTATCACCCGGTACAGGGACGGGAACAACGAACGGGAACGAATCTACAACGCTTTCATAAACCGGAACGGGCACTGTGTCCCGAACCGTATCAATACGATTTGTAATGATCGTGTCTCTGATTACTCCGCCCGGTGCGTGTTCCACCCTTGCCGGACGGAACACAATAAACAGGATAAGAACTGCAATAACGATATAAGGTAGATATTTCATAGCTTCAGCACTTGTTTTCTGTTTCTACCTTCACGGAATGATACGTGAACCCAACTAAAATCACGTTCGTCTATCAATTGATCGAAAGGCAATTCCAGCCGGATGATCTCGAAGAGTTTCCGGTTTTCCTCCTTACTTCCTACCGTAATATCAGCCGCCTCGCCTACCCGGTGTTGGCTGGATGTTGCCCCGTTAACGCTCCGGTTGAGAATAGCACTTCGATAACCGGAACTTATCCGGATGGGCTTGCCGTACTTCTCCCGAAGCGGGTCGAGAACATTCTCAACCAGCTTCGTTAAATTGTGAATAGCTTCGGCCGTTGGACAATTATCAATTCCACGCGCTACGGCCGTATCGCTGTGGCTTAGTTCTTGGATTGTAAAATACTTCATACTATATGTTAAATTAATACTGTGAACAAAAAGATTTAGCTAAATTTGCGCTTACCTTTTATATTTTCTCCCGTCTGGGAAGATAGGCTTTGTATTTGTTTGTTTGCTTGTTTGTGTTGTTTGTGTGCAACCTCCCGTCGTTAAGTACAATGACGGGAGATTTTATCTTACTCTTTCTTTCCTGAAACATTATCGAACCCTTTCAGCTTGTTTATGATCGCTTTAGGGAAGAAGCCCGGGCAAATCTCTTCTACGTTCTCAATAATACTTAAGGCCTCACGTACCATTAATGCCGTACAAGCGAAATACCGGAACCAGACGAAACTATCGACTACCTGACCGGCGATCGAGAAATTACCCATCACATGCGACAGGACTAATACACAACTGTAAATGATAAGCTTACGCCCGATCATACCATAAGCTTTACTACTGATGTCTTTGGATAGCCAGTGCTTGACAAAGCCGAGCACCGTATCAACACATACAAGGACAATCAACCATTTGACAAACTCCCAGTCACCAAAGACATAGCGCTCAAAGAGTTCCAGCAAAGGAGAAAGAGGCAAGGCAATCAATGCAATCATCTTCAAATTTTTCATATTCTTGGATATATAAACTTTAATCGTATATTTGTCATGGTAATACTAAAATAGCATTGTGTGCGGCTAATCTCACCTATGTACCCCATTTATGCCGCACTTTTCCGCCCCATCTGTGAAGACAGGGCGGATTCTTGTTACTTGGATTTAGATGCCGGTTTGGGCTCTAAAGTGGCTTTTACCTCTCTGGTGATCTGATCGAATACTTCAAAGTGCGCTGCAACATTCTCCGACTCCGGAAGAGACATTTGTTTGCTGCCCGATTCTAACAGCAAATACCCGATATACCGCCCGGAGGTTACGGGTTGCTTACCTGTAGGGGTGTCAATCTCTTCCGTGACCGTTTTAATGATTTCACAATGAAGGCGGCTGAGATTATCGTTATTGACACTGTAGTTTACATTGTACTGATAATCTCCTGAAACGGCTTTACCGTTTACTTGAACTGTTCTTGATTCTTCTTGAAACATAATTTATTGATTTTGAGAGTTAATAATTACTTTGTCTAATTCATTATAAATAGCGGTTTTCACCACTGCGAGTATCGGAGCCGGATCAACGTAATTTCGAATGATATTTGCACCTTGTTCGTCAACTTCAACTTCACCTTCTTTATATATCCGTTGGGCAAACTCCAATTCACCCAAATCGGGTGTATTACAGTAAATAGCGTTTCCTACTGTTTTAGCTACGTCGAACTCTTTAATTTCTCCGTCAATAGCTGTTTTTACTTTAATTCTTCTAAAATTGATTTTCATATTCTATTTCTTTTGAATTTATTATTGTAATCTGCGCTCACAATGGGTATTTACCAAACATTGCGACCTACAATGAACACACGGAATGGACAATCACGGGGCCCGTTGTTTGCGTCAAGCATTAAAACCTCAAAATAAGAGTTGTTTTGTGTCTCTACCTGACCGAATACCCAGCCATAACCCCCTAAGCCTTGTACTAAAACAGCGTACTGCAGATGCTTCAAACTGTGGTATATCCTGTATTTTCCAGTAGCTATTTTCTGTGCACTGGTTAAGGTGCACCCGTTGCCCCATTCATTAGTGACTGTACCCGCTTGATATACATATCCGGTACACAGCATTCCGGGAGCGTTCCACTTTTCACCGCCCCTTTGGGCGAAAATATGGCTTCCATACGATTCTATCGAATTTGCAGTGCCTGCGTTAGCCAAACATCTTAGAGCAAAACCGGAACTTCCGTATGATTCAATACTTAGACCACTGTAATTGTCGTTTCGTATGGACATCAATGCAGTGCGTGAAGTTGTAGGGCTGTCCCCCTCTTCGTTAATACGAAGGAATTTATTACCGGACATGTTTAACAGGATCTTAGCCTGCGAATTGCTTGCCGAAACAAGAGAGCCTCCCGATATATTCCAGGCACCGATCTTTGCACCATCAGTTACCGTAAGGTTTCCGGTTGTGATCCTCTGTGCTGAAAATGCCTGTGCCACCACTTCCGCCGCTTCAATCACATTGGCAGACAGTTTGCCGCTTGCATTGATGGCGGCTGTCTGTTGACCTGTGTTATTTTGGAATAGCAGGTTATCGGCTTTCAGAATGATTTTTCGGGACGTGATGTTGATTCCGGTTTCGACTAAGCCGTTTTGGGTGGCGGTGACACGACCGTCTGCGGCTTCGGCTTTGTTATTGGCTGTGCCTGCTAAGGAATTGGCGGAATTTGCCGCTTGTTCTACTACGCTTAATTTTGCGTGGTCTGAACTTAGAGTTAACTCAGCCGCACTTAATCGCCTACCTTGATCGTCCACTTTGTTTGCAGTTAAAGCTATGCTTTCCTGCGTCTGCTTTATTTCGGTATAGTATCCGTATGTGCGGACGGGTTCAGTTCCATCGGTGCGAACGGGGAACGATGTATTATACGAACCGTGATAATCGGTTTGATAAACGTTGATTACGTTTGGGTCAATAGTATCATCTACTGTTACGTCATACATAGAACCGCCCCTAATACCCATTCTACACGTAGACGTTTCAGTTATTTGTCCCAAATCAACAACTATCTTTGCACCCGCAGAAGTCCATGCTTTAGTATAGTCAAAGATATTGGTTACTGCTGGCAACGAACCCCAACCCGAACCGGACATCTCAAACGTTAAGTTCATAGAAAAACCGCCATCATGTGTACCGTATGAAGGTTTTCCGTATCCCGCATCAAGAGGTCTACTTATTTCAACCCTTGTTTTGTGGTAAACCGGAATACTTATAACCAACGGGAAAAACTTATTATTGTCCCATCCTCTTAAATCTATTCGCTTTGATATATGCCTATTGGTGGTACTATTAATAACACCAATATCACCAACAACAGACGTGATACTTTTTTCGGTCTGTTCGATGCGTGAAGCAAGTCCGGTAACACGTCCATCAACGGTATTTATCTTTTCAACGGTGGATGTTATCTTACCTTCGACTACACTAATTTGACTATTGGTATATTCAGCACCTTTATAAACTGCATCCTGAAAATTAGGACTCCATGCGGTTGCAATTTCACCCGCTTCTACTTTGAAGTCTTTCACATATATATAAGCCCATGATATTTCTTGTATATCAACAAAATTATATATACCGCTTTGCTCTTCTGTATTGTTCGTAACATCGAAAGTGTGCTTAAAATAACTCCATGTATTTTGTGCATTAGACCTAACAATATACGGTTCAGAGTCACAAATATCCAATCTAAAACCAACTGGGGTATTTTGGCTACCTTTAATCCATCCGGAAACAGTGTATTTTCCGGGTATAGGCGGTATAACATTAGGTATTCTTACAAAGGACTGACCGCCTTTTGCACCCACCAAATGAAATCCGTGTTCACTTATAAGCCTTGTTATAGTCATTGACTCAGAACTCATTTGATTAAGCGGTGAACTCGTGTAGCTATACAAATTGTTAGCACCTATACCCAAATTTTCTACCTTAGTTTTAACGGATAGTTCAATTTTCCCGTCAACGGCAAGTATTTGTGTGTCGGTGTACTTTTTTGACTCAGTGAAAGAATCTTTAGGGGCAGGCTTCCATCCGGTCGCCGTGTCTCCTATTTCTATTTGAAAGTTATTGATCCGGCAAACTGATCCAGCGCCTAACTGTATATATGCAATAATATCAGTATCCAAAGAGTCCTCTATATCTTCGGGGACTTTGATAGTGTGGACGTACCTACCTTTGTCAGCCGTGGGGCTGGTAGAATCTACATACTTAAATGCGCCGATATAGTAATATTGGGATGTGCCCGATTTATAAATAGCTTTTTCAAGCCCGAACCTTTGTGATGATCCCATCTTTAGATTGCTATACGCATAGTCGAACGAGATTGTTAAGGTTTTGCCTTTTAAATCCGTCCACGCTTTCGATAACTGAAACGCATATTGTGCGCCTGATCCATCCAATGCCTGTTGGGATTGTAACATCAGGTTTTCGCCTCCGATATTCAATTTTCTTTCAGTTGCAGACGGTATCCAATTAGCTACACCCACACTACCCTCGGTGATTACAGCCCATTTAATGTATGTCTCCGTTGATTCCTGTTGGGGAAACTTATAGAAGTAGAAATATGCCCCATCCGGATTAATAGGCGTTATAGGCTGCGAAAATACCGTTTCTTCTGCGCTTTTCGGCAAAGTGCCTATCCAGCCGTACGAAGGATTGTTATACGCCCTGATAACATCAGAGTCCGCACACTTATAGCACACTGTAAGGGTATAGGTTTTGCCTGCTTCTAAATGAACGTCATACTTATACGCTCCCATTTGATAGGGGTTAGCATTTAGTTTGTGGTTAGAGTCGTAAAGCAGATTGACGTCCGCTACTTTCATACTGCGTATGGCAAGCTCGATCTTTCCCGGTATAGCCGCTAACTCGGTAGCAATATTATTAAACTCCTGTTCGATGCTCTTTCCATTTCTCAGAATGAAAATACCTTTCAGGAAACAGTTAATCGCATACAGGCCGTGTCCGGAGGGTTGGAAGTCAGCCGGAAAGTCTGTATCCGTCATGCCATCGAGACAACCGAGTATAACCTTTGATTTGCCGGCCAAAGACGTAGAGTTTACCCCGTCCAGTACAGAAATACGCGGCTTGCCATCTTCCGAAGCGGTGAGATACAAAATACCCTGTCTGTTCGGATTCGTGAGGTTACCCATCTGAACCAGATCATCACCAACGGCCGGAACTGTACCATTGGGAAAAACGGATTTAAGTATGAGAATCGAATCATCATTAACCGAGGCAACCGGAACCCAGTAGTATTTAACGTGTCCGGATGTGTAGACCTGACAACGTACCAAGTCATCAGTGACAAACATCATGTCGCCCTCTATACCTAAAACATAGTAAGCCGGATCACCGGATGTTTCCGAAACGGACTTGACACGCCCGTTGGCGGATGAAATCACCAGACCGCCGTTAACCGCACGAACTTTCGAAATGATAAGTTCAAAAATGGTCATGGCCTTACGGACTACGGCATTATCTATTTCAAGGTTCCAATCCCCATTGATAGCCTTGTATAGCTTCATCCCTTCACCCATCAGTCCGGGGATGAATCTTTCTGAACTGATATAGTCCTTGACTATGGTTTGAAACAGGGTTGCGACGTGCTCAACATTCAGATCGTATGTTTTTGCAAGTGCCTGAACGAGTAAATTTAAAGTATGCGTGTCACCTTTAGCCCAAATATCCGCGCCTGTTGAAATATTCCCTTCCGAATGGAGTGTGCCAACATTGGCCGAACCGGTTACTTCCAATGTAGCGGCTTTAACTTTAGTGCGTGCTGTGACACTTCCCACTTCCACATTACCATTTTCGTCAATAGATGCAGCAGTATCACCCACTATCAAGCCTTTTGAGAAAGTTACAGTTTCTTTAGCAGTATCGGGCATATCCTTACGTAAATGGGTAGCAAGTGACTTTGAAGCCGAAAAGACATTTCTATTTGACGGGGGTGTACTATCATTAGTCCCAATGATATATACCCCACTTCCACCACCATTGTAAGTCTGCCCTTTCAATGTAAGACTATCCAACTTTTCTTCCAATTCTCCGATACGTGAATAAGCCGTCGTTTCCCCCACCGTAAATATAGGCGAATCAAACGGATAGTCAAGATTATGTTCAAATCCTATGACACGCGATTGCCGGCCATCTTCGAAATAGGCCTTGTTAATAAGCTTGACCTTCTGACCGGCACTATAAAGATTATGAACACCGTCTTCGCCGTATGCGTCACCAGACATCATTTTGCAGTTATAGGTGGAAGGGTCCATCTTTGATTTGGCAACGTACTTTTCCGTTTCGGTTTTCAGTTCGACTTCGGCAGCAGATACGAGTCCAAGTTGTGTTATCTTTGTTGAGTCCCAGCCAGTCAAGACATAAGTATCCCCGTTTGCGGGGATAAGTACATCACCAGGTAGTTTACGCCCATAATCCTCGTTACGTACTATCTCCCAAACTTGTGCAGCCAGATTCCAACTACCATCTGATAACTTCTCAGGTTCTCCATCAGGATTAAATATAACCCCGAACATCATACCATTAAGCTTCCCAGAGTGGAAGGTTATCTTTAATTCCTCGCCAGCAAGCACATAGGCTTTGGAGAATGTAATGCCAGTATCTTTAAAGCGGTAAGCATCCCATTTCTCCTCAGTTATTGTCCCATCTGCATTTTCTATCTTGTCAGTATACTTATGAATGGCAATATCCGACATTGTACCGGTACGTCGTGGATAGATATCATCAAAAACAATAACCTGCTCAATGGCTTCCTCTGTAACCATATTAGGATAGGCATCAATATAAGGAGTTCCAGCAGGCAGCATCAATCGTCTTTGAACGACACCATTCACAACTACTGATTCATCCACCGGACGATAATTGGAAGGTATGTTCCTTGTAGAGCCAAAAGCATAGATACGGGTTGCATAAGCGGATTGCGAGTCGGTGCGTGTCATTTCCTCTACATTTACACCGATCTCCCAATTAACAGGATCACCGAACTCACAACGCCCGAAGTGAATGATATTCTCTGTTACCCAACACTCACAATCCCATTTTTTTGCCATTTCAAAGCAAGCGTCAAGAATGTTGATGTTGTCGTAAGACATCAACTGAGCTTTATTTTCAACCGTGCTGTCAATGGAAAAAACAAAATCCTGTCCTTTGTATGTGTAACCAAGAGCTTTTAAATTTCTCAGGACTATACCAACTTGAACATCCAGTGGAGCGGTCAGGTTCCAGGACGCTTCCTGTCCGGCTGTCTCTGGGGTGTATTTGAAAATTTTATTTTTCCATTTCCAGTAATAAGCGTCCAAACGAAGTTCGTAATCATAACTTGCCGTTATTGCATTGTAAGCGGGTTTCTGTATGTCACATATCTCGAACACTCCCAAATATCCATCATCTATGTAATCACCAAGCTTGAAAAAAATCGGTTCATCCAAATTGAACTTCACAGTAACATAGTCTTCCTTCATTAAAAGGAATTTTCGTTTCGAGCCTTCATTTACAATAGTAGAAAAACGAATACTGCCAGATATGTCTTTGATGTCTACTCTTTCCATAACACATCAAAGGTCGGAGATAAAAACAGGAAGCCCTAAATATTCGGGCTTCCTGTTGTGACATCAGAAATAAGGTCACAAATTAAGTTCTATTTGCTGGATTAGGCTCCGAAAATTTACTTGAAATCTTACCAAATGTCCGGTCTATACTTTGCGCATAGGAAACACTTTTACCAAGATAGATTAGATGGTAGACCTCGTTACTATTAGCTGGAATCTTAATATCAATTACACCTCTGTACAATTCCTCGAAGAAAGCTTTTTTCTTTGATTGATAATCAGATTGGGAACTGCCCTCAATAGTAAATGAAAGCGTTATTTCCCGTTCATCCACTTTGGGGTTATTTATTATCACTCTCTTCCCATGTTCAAGGCGAGATTTATTTTCTATAAATTCTTTCATCGGTGCAGACGCTCCAAGAGCATCGAGGAATCCGTCCCCCATCCTTACACCCCATGTGGCGTATGCGTCTTTATTGTTTATAAGTAAATCTGGCATAAACTGTATTTTTATTGTTATATTTGCACATAATTCAATTTATATAATATGGAGGAAAAGCATATCTTAAAACTTAATTTTGGAGGAGAAGTAATTGAACATGATTTCAGTTATATGAAGATTCTCGAATTTACTAAACCCAATGTTGTGTTCCATAGGAATAATAAGTCGTATTCATTGGATAAAACAGAAATATTTTTCGAGGATAATGATACAACAATCATAACAAAACTTTCCTTCAAAGAAATCTAAGCAAGGCAGGAAAATTCCTGCCTTCTTCTTTTAGGGAGCTAAGCCTGCGGTATTCTTTTTAACTTCTGCTATATCTTTCTGCATTTGTTGAATAGGCTTCACTATAGCTCCAGTATTCTCCGAAATTTGCATCAGTTCAAGATAAGAATTAGCAATTAAATTCCTCGTATCATCCGCAATATTCCTTACCTCTGTATTCACAGAAAGAATTGTATCAGCCTTTGCCGTCAGCAGATTGAGCGCTTGGGATTGGACTACGCTCTGATTCTTAATTTCCTCATTGGATGCCTGCAAAGCCGTGAAACGTCCGTTTAGTTCTTCTCCAGTATCTTGAGACATGGCCTCAAATCCTCTTTTTGTAGAATCCTGAGAGGAAGATTCGGATGTCCAGCCAAGCAACTCTTTCAATTTATCCCGCTCTTTAACCGCGTCGGTAACAATGTCGTTCCATTGCTCCTGCAACTTTTTATAATCTTCCTCAGAAATACCTGTTTTATTATCGTTAGCAGCAGCAAAAGCATCATACCATTTTTGTAGTTCGGCTTTATACTTATTACCAAGCATAGTGGTAAGCATAGCCTTCTGCATATACCTCTCAAAATTATTAGCAAAGTCTTTTGCCGAACTATCCATATCCATCAAGGTATCGACAAAGTTATCAAATACGCTATCAAATGAAACTTGGGTAAGCTGTTCTTTTACTTGGTTCTGTATATCCTCTAATTTCTCAGAGCCATTGACAATATCCTGTATGTATTTTACAAAGTCACCGTTTACAGTATTAAGGACAGATACCAGTTTAGGATCGGCAAGCACTTCTTTTAGTTGTTCTGCAGAAAGATTAAGCAATGACTCTGCATTCGTGACAGATTCACCGACAGCACCGGATATCCTATCCCAATCCTTTTTACTAAGTCTTTTTTCTATTCGTTTGCCTAAAGAACTTGATCCAATACTTGAGCCGCTTTGTCTTAATTCATTCAGAAGTTCATAATATCTCTGGGTCTGCTGCTTTATCAGGGTTTCTGCTTCTTTCCCTACTTTATAGGCTTCATCCCCATAGGACATTTTAATATACTCTTTCTTCTTGTCTATTAAAGTGTCCCACACGGAATCGAGTGCTTCATATTGGGACTTCATTTCATTGTATCGGGAATAATCAGCACCAAATAAACCATCTAAAGCCTTTACAACAGATGAAATACCGGAAACTGCGCTCATGGCACCACCTACAATATCACCGGACATTATCTGACCAACTCCCATGGCTGTTTGACCAACTCCACCTAAGGCATCAGAAATACCGGCTATTTTATTACCAAGATCGTCGTTGCCAAATATTGTACCAAGATCCTGACCAAACTGAGATATAGCAGGAGTAAATTGAGTCACAGCACTCCCGATTTCTGAAATACCCTGAACAATATTCTTTTTACCCCCTTGTGCTATCTTATCAGTCGCTTGCTTTACTTGCGTTTTGAAAAGTTTAAAAGGGCTTTTCCCTCCCAATTCCCCTTTTAAACGATCAATAGCATTCCTAAGTGCCTCAACTTGCTCAGTTGAAAGTTCTAAATTTTGAAGGGTATTGTCACTTATCCCAAGACCTAAAATATCCTTCTTTGAAACTGTCTTTCCACCGATTTGAGCATTTCCCTGTTCATCCTTAATGGCAGCGAGGTATTGCATCAATAATTCGGCTTTTTCAATGATGCCCTGAATCTCGTTCACACTCTTTTGGGAAGCATCAACAAAAAGCTGTCCCATTAAAGTCGTACTATTCTTCACGGAGTTGTCAAAATCATCAAGCGCATTAGCTTTCTCTTTCATCAAGATAGCTGCATCACCCGCCGTTTCGGCCTCCTTTATGGCCTTATCATATTTCTCAATAATGGCCAGCCTTTTCTGTTGATAGTTGCCAAACTTGATAAGATATTCGTTCCAAGACGTCTCTTGATCGCGTATCTTATCATCAAGTTGCTTTTTGGACGTATTTTCTATAATGGTATCCCAGATAGAGCTAATCTTTCCTGTATCCACCTTAGAAGAATCAAAAGTCTTTTTCTGATATTTGTTATTCTCTTTGGCCTTCAACTCTTCCTGAGCATCAAAAATCTCTTTCTCAGCTTGAATTACAGCCTGGATCATATCTTCTTTTTGTCTTTCCAGTGATTGGATCTCTTTCCGGTTATCCAATTCCCTCTGCATACGCTTCTTCTCAGCTCCTTCAGTCATGGCCTCGATCTCAGACTGTGAAATTTCCATTTCCATATCTTCAGCCCGCCTTTTACGCTGGATTGCCTGTTTGCGTTCTATTTCAGAGATCTTATCATTCTGGGAACGAATGCCTTCTTGCTGTTTGCGAAGTTTTTCGGTTTCTTTCTTTGCTTGGTTTTCTTGCTTGGTTAACGAACTACCGGTAATACCACCTAAATCTTTGTATTTTTTTTCAGCAGTTTCCTTACGTTCTTTAGCCTCCTCGTATTGTTTTGAAGTAAACTTGGATTTGTCCTTTTCTATTTCAGAAAGTTTCTTTTTAGCGTCTTCCCAAGCCTTCTTGGCTGCTTCGTAATCCTCTTGATAAGTTGAGGTTTTACGTGACTTCAACTCCGATTCAAGTATATCTATTCTATTTTGTAATTCAGATTCAGTAGTCGCACCTTTCAGAGAGCCAACACCCACATTCAAAGAATACCACTTATTATTCTTCCTTGCTTGTTGAAGGCGTTTCATTTCATCCAGTTCTACCTTTAGCTGAACATCAGTATTTTTCTTTAAATCAAGTTGCCATTGAGCGAGTTCATCTGAGCGGACTTCTTTTTGATAATTTCTGAGGACATTTCTTTCTTCATCCAATTTTGATTTCAAAGTAGATAAAGTTTCATTCTTATATTTATCAGCAAGCTGCTTTTCTGATTCATTCAAACTGTTTTTATGAAAATTCGGGTCTTCTCCGAACCTTTTCCATAATCCGATAACCTGTTCGTATTCATCAATTAGTTTTTTAGAGTTGTTGTAATTAATTTTATTCTCTTCTACGTTCCTTTTTCCAGCTTCCTCATTGTATTCTTTCCATAAAGCTATCAAGTCTCTAATATGTCCTTTTTCATCTATGTATTTTTGGAAGAGAGCGGGATATTCATTCTTTATTGCATCCATTGCCTTCACCCTATCCATAGAAGAGGTATATTCATTTTGAAGGGTGGAAATCAATTCTTCAAGCCTTTGTTTATGTTCTTGCTCTTTTTTAATAGACTGTTTCTTTTGCTCGTCAAATCTTTTTTGCGCTTTCTCCGCCGCGGTTGTCGAATCGTGGAAAGCCCACATTGCAGCACCAAGCCCAATAACGGCGGTAGCCAACAAAACATAAGGATTAGTAAGCATAGCTGCATTTAAAGCTAATTGTGCTTTTCGTGCCAATACACGAGCATTAGTAAGAGCTACTTCAGCTATCGTATGTTTACTTGTCGCCATGATAGCCAACATCACAGCAGTTCTGTACGCTCCATAAGTAGTAACTAACCCAACCAATACCTTCCCCACCGTTTCATAGTTTTCAATCAGTGAAGTGGTCATCTGAATACCATCCATGATTACACCTTCCGACTTCTGCCCCAGCTCGTTAAAGGCTGCATCCATCGCATCCTGCATCATGGATAACTGCCCATTGATTGTTTTTGAAGCGTTCTCAGACATATTATAGAACTTTCCACCTGCGGAAGTAGCGTCTATAAACGCTTGTTGAACCATTTCTGCGGAGATAGCGCCTTTAGACATTTCTTCTTTCAGAGTGGCGATAGACTTACCTGTCTTTTCGGAAATTTGCTGGAGAGGGTTGAACCCTGCATTAATCATCTGATTGAGGTCTTGCCCCATCAATTTACCGGCAGCGGACATTTGGGAAAAAGCTAATGTTAGAGAACTGAACCTTTGGGTATCTCCCATAGAAACATCGCCAATAGCCTGCAAATAACGTGGTACTTTCTCTGCCTCAATATTAAAACCAAGCATCATTTGTGTAGCTTTCGTTACATCAGAAAACTCTAATGGAGAGATTTTAGCGTACTCACGTACCTGCTTCATTAAAACATCTGCTTTCTCCTTACTACCCAATAGAGTCTGAATAGCAGTATCAGCTGCCTGAAATTCCCCACGCACCCGAATAATTTCAGAACCTAATGCCTTTAGCACACCTGCTCCACCGATAACGGCTAACGCTTTCTTCCATGAAATAGCAATACCTTTATTTGTTTCAGCAACATCCTTAGCATCATCTTTATATAAGGCATATTCATCGCGTAGCTTCTTTACGGAAAGGCGTGCTTCTGCTTGTTGTTGGGTCAGCCTAAATAAAGAATCCCGCTCTTTGCCAAGCGTCCTTTCTTGCTCTCTAATATGATTAAGTAATTCTTTGTCTTCACTTCCTCTTGATACGATCGTTTTATATAATTCTTTATTTTTACGGATAGTCGATTGAAGAGAACCAACCGCATTCTTCTGGGCTATAATCTTCTCCATAAATCCGTTTACAGATTGTGAGGCATCAAATATCTTTTTCTTAAATCCCATTTCCATCTCGGCACCGGCTTTAGCGGCGTTCGCCACTAATTCATTCATTTTTTGCGTGGAGGTAGACAGTTGAGTATTGAGAGCCTTGAAAGCAGCAGGGGATTGAGTTGAATCCATAGTTTTCAACTCGTTCTTTAGTTTTGCAATTTCCTCACGGAGTTTGATAACTTTATCAAAATCTGCACCAATACGAAAGTAAAGCTTAGCCATTTTATTCTGAATTTTAATTATTTACCACTCAAAATTACGGCATATCCAAACCTTATTAGAATTTTCTTTCATCAAATTCGTGACAACAGACGAAAGGTTTGATATTTCCTGTTCTAATTGATGAATTTACTATATATACAAGGTTTTATAGATCTTTTTCATCAACAAAAACACAATCAGCCTATTGTTGGAAAATAATTGTGAAGGTAAAGATAGATAGCCTATTTACCATTTCAGAGATTACAAAAGTACGACATTGGAGGAATTGTTAGGAAATAATTTGGAACAGTGAGATTTTTGAGATAGTTTTGTAAAATGTTTAACTAAAAAATGCGATTATGGAAAGCATTCTAACTTTTATCTCAATCATTTTTATTGTATTCGGTATTCTTCAAATTATTCTATTTTTTAAGATGTGGGGAATGACAAACAATGTATCAAGAATAACAAGGCTACTTGAGTCTAAGGAATTGCCAAATAACACCTTAAATAATGCAGAAAATAAAACGGATGATATTCTCAGCGATACATATAGTGACATTGCTGTGGGGAGTGTTGTTATTCGTCAGTCGGATGGTAGAAAAATGGTAGTTGACTCTATTGAAAATGGGAAATATTTCTGTAAAGGTTCTACAATGGAAGGATATAAATATTACAGTAGAAATGAGATAAGTCCCAATTGATACAGAATAAGTAAGGAGGATATTAAGAAGTTAGCGGAAAATTTATAAACATAAGGAGGAGGAATAAAAATGATTATTGAAGAACTACAAGAAGGGAACTATCTCAAATACAACAATGTAGTATATAAAGTAACAACTTTAAATACTACACAAGATGCTTTTGGAAGAATCAAGACATTCATAACGTCGCGAGATAATCATACAATAGATATAACAGAAGGAGATTTTCCTATACACGAATTAAAGCATATTGAAATCACAGATGATATATTAAATGCTAATTATGAGCTTTATTATTCGGGTGGTTGCTTTATAGAACCTGGTGAATGTCCTCCTGAAACTAAAAATGTGTGGGAGTTGGGCAATAATCTGTTTATAACAAAAGAGGCAGGTTATTATAATTTGACAAATAATAAACAAATATTTCATGAAAAAGTAATTTATATCCATGAATTGCAAAACTTTTACAAAGAAAGGACAAATAAGGAACTTAAAATTGTTTTATAACGCCAAACGCTCACACCCAGTTTGCCGACCAGTGCGAGCGTTTATAGTACAAACACACTATCACAGTGTATTTCAACAAATTAACGATGCAAATATATGAATAAAAATCCGAATATCCCAGAAATTCCTTTATGTATTAATGTGATTCGACTACAATCTTACTTACTCGCCCCGGATGAAGTTATTCTATTCGACTGGTTCGTAGTCAAACAGGTAGCTTTCAAGTATCAAGACTTCCATTACTCACAGGCTCGCATCGAAGAAGAAACAAGAATCAAGCGCACACGGCAGAATATGATTATCAGCCTATTCAAAGAAATGGGGTTCTTGACTTCACAGGTTAGAGAAAATAAAGAAACCCGTGGACGTGTTAGCTATTTCAAGGTAGATTTTGAGATTTTGGCGAACAAAGATATTTTAAGTGAGATTATAGACGCAAATACGGCTCTTTTTAAGGACTTTCTTAAATATACGAAGTATCTTTCATCTGAACAGAAAAAAGCCGTCAAACCGCAAAAGAAAGATGTATTTGACGCAAACACAGCTGACCGCATCTATAATCTTTTAAATAGCACCTACGAAGAAAGACGTATCATGTACAATAAAGGTGAGTTGACAAGTAAAAAACCAGATAGAGCTAAATCAGCAACACAGCTTCAAAGAAACAAGACTATTGAAAGAAAACTTGCAAGATTATCACAAACATACGATGATAATGCAATCTGCCATTCTTTCGCAGCTTATACAGATTCTGTTTTTAAAGAAGAAAAAGCACCAGAAAATTTCATTAATTACTTCTTGTCCTACGATGATACCACAGAAGCATTTGGGGTATTTGAATACTATCTGAACAATTTCAACCTCAATTATGGCTATAAAAATAAATAAAGAGTGGGCATCACTCACGCATGTGAGTGGACGTACCCACCCTAATATACTTTAATAAACTTTCTATAAAATACTTTATTATACTTTTATCTGTTGTTTTCAACATACCCCATGTAGATTTCTACATATACATCCGCAGAAAACAACAATGGGTGTGTAGAAATCTACAAGTGAATTATTTCATTTGCAGAAAACAGCAAGTGATATCAAATATACTATGCCTATAATCATTCAAAAAAGCCTATTTCTTGCACAATTATTGCGCAAATAATTCAATTAGTCATGCAAACAATTCGATTAATGCATACATAAACCGAGTTAATGATGTCATTAACCACATTTCGGATGTCAGAAACTAAGTTATTGCATGAATAGTGACGCATTATTACGGAAGAAATGGGGTTAATGTCGGAAGAAACCCAGTTAATGTTGGCATTAACCCACAAAACCCAGTGGGTTATTTGGAAACCCAGAAAAAACCAGCTAAACCAAGAATATAATTTCCTTCTCTTGCTTTCTTCGAATATTGTAAGTATGTTTGCGGATACGTAGTTAGCAGAGAATTTTATAAACCCAATAAAAATAATATTATGACAAAAAATGAATTAATCAACTTCTTTAAACAAAGCGAACTTTTCGATTACATGGTAACTCGCCCCTTATCGCATATTGTTCCTAATTGGGAATTGACTTGGAATTTGAAAGATAATAAATTAGAACCCGAAGAGGATTCTTTAGCCGAAGAAGTCAATAAATTGATAGAAGAAATTGCAAATGTTCAGCCACCCCACAATTACCATGCAAATGAAGATACTCTTGCTGAATACGTAAATTCACATTTAAATTGGAATATACAAAAAGTTAATAATAGATGGATGCCTTCTGATTATGAAGCTATTATAAATCAAGGTAGTTTTGGAGATGAAGAGCAGAGAAATTTAATTTTAGCAGCAGCCGGAAGAATTTCAGCAGCAATTGATCATGGACAATTACATTTTGACGATATGGAATATGGACATCAGAAAATTCTTGCGATGGTTATGGCGAGTATTCTTTATCAGAGAATTGATTTCACCACTATAATGCCATAAAAACAGTAAAGCCGGATTCTTCCGGCTTTTTCTTTACCTATTTCTTTTTTCTACGATTTGCCAATTCCTTACCACTGATTCTATTCACCTTTTGACCACTGACGGTATGAAGTTTGTCCCTCTGCATCATTAGCAAGTTTCTATAAGGGATAATCTCAAACACTTCTGTATAACTCAGATGAAGCGTATCAACCAAATGGGCTATCTGCCCGAAGAACGTTGTGTTTCCTACTGTTTCGGTCTTGCAGCCAGCATCGACACGTTCCTCATCGAGCTGACACACTGAAAAGCCGATATATCCATCATGGAGAAGCACACCTCCAAAGCGTCTTTAACTTCTTCAAAAGTCCCGTTCTCTAAAGCCTTTACCAAATCCTCATTACCACAGATGAAACAAGAAATACCTTTCAGCATATCTCCGGTAGCTTCCGGCAGTTCCTTGATAGCTTCCATGATATTATTACCATCCATGCCTATCTTTGAGAAATGGCTTATCGCCCGGCAGATAACCTTGATAGTAGGCGGTTTGATAGTGTAAATCATTCCTCCTATCTCTACATTTTTAAAATCTATCCCTAAAAGGGCATCAGACACTATTTTAGCTGCTTGATTCATATCTTTAAATTAAAAAGGCGGCGAGCAACCACCCACCGCCATCCGAAAACAATCTATTACCAAAATCTCTCTTATGCAGATGGAACTACCTCAGATTCATCGAACCATTTCTCAGAAGCCAAACCATCCACACCGGTGGAAAGGGGAACGGCCGAAACAGCCAATCCGATAGCCTTGTCGGTATTAGCACCACGTCCGTTGATAGCCGCTTTCGGGAACACCACATAGACACCATCTTTAGTTTTACCAATGACGCACTTATGGATAGTCTTATGTTTTCCTCTTTCCCAATTCTTCTCAGTGGCTTTTCCACCTTGCAAATCTTCTTTAGTCTTGTAGTCATACTCACCAATGGTAAAGTTGATTTTCACTTCGCCAGGTTCGGAACTTTCACGGTAATACTCACCAGTCAAAGCATTCTTGTAACGAGTGACACTTGCTTCCGCTTCCTCATACTGGAATGTATCACCATGTACATTTTGTACCTTTTTCGTTGCTGCATTTTTCAGAATTGCGGCAACTTCTGCACCTGTCAACCCGGTAACAGGGGTTGTAACCGTTGTGATTGGTTCTGCATAATACAGTTCGTCTATTTCTACTGCTGTTATCATATTATTTCACATTTAATACGTTAAACAAAATTCTCACATTCACATAATGACACTTTAAAGCTGTGTCCGCTTCTGTACCGATTGATTCGATAGAATAACGATAACGAGTGCCGTCATAGGAGCTTACTACATCATCAAACCGTTTCATGGCTTGTCTTTCGAGTTCATTCAAACGGATGGTGTTCGCTTCATTTTCGCTTAAATCAGGAACACAAAGATTCACTTCCGCGAAAGACTTTCTCCAATGAGTGCCCGGCTGTTGCTTCTTTGCATGGATAACGATTCTTTCGGACTTCAATTCACCCGTCAGAGTTTCCCCGTTGGGTACTATGTCTATTCCGAAAGCCTTGCAGTCCCGGTAGAGGATGTTTCCTATGTCGGTAGTTACTATCATTCAAATTCTTCTTTTAATCGTTTCTCCGCAAATAAAGCGGCACTACTTAAAACATCAAACCCTTTGGATTCCACGAATGAAGCGTATTCAGCTTCGTTTTTCAGCGTCAGACCGTCTTTATTGACATCGTAATCATTGGACGTTCTCAAAGTGAGCGTGTGGTCTTGATAGTTGCCGTGTTCCTCTGCGTACTTCACGGCTTCATCGCCTACATCAATCATTTTCTTCTCAACTTCCCATTCTCCTTCATCGAAAAAATCTTCTACATCGGAGAAATCTGCATCTACTCCAACCATATCACTCTATAAGAAAAACAATTTGTTTCTAAAGGGCTTTTCGCCACGCCTACGCCTCTTATGCTTCCATCGGGATTTAAACAACGAACTTCTGTACCAGCTTCAACTTTTGACGGTTTATTAAAGACAACCTTATACTTGAAGTCATATAAAACTCCATTGATAGACACTTTCTTTTCCGCACTCACATCATCACAACGGCATTTACATACGTCCTGCCAGCTTTCACCACCTGTTCCGGGGATGGGTCTACCGAACTCATCCTTATCCATCGGGGTGATAACTTTTACCTGCAATATGTGGAGAGCGAATATCATAAGAAGGTACATTTAGGTTTGTCCGTCAGTTCGTCTTTCAATCCGTACTGCTTGCACAGCCATGAGTAGTAGTCCTTGATGCCTTTGATGTCCCAAGACATCGAGAAACCGCTTTCACTAATTGAAGTTGCGCGAAGCAATAGAGAGGGGATAAACTTCGCAATCGCAACGGACACCCGCGTTTGGCAATCCTCGTTCATCTCATCCTCTCCGCTTATCTTCGAGTTCAGACACATATCCAAAAGGTCAGCCTCCGACAACTGGATACCGAAAGTCTGAAACTTTTGCTGTATGTAGTCGTTTACCGTCATGCGTTCATCGTTGAAAGATCAAAGTTCACAATCTTATTCGGAGAGATAAATTCAGGAATCCACTCAGCGGTGTATTCCATGTATCGACCCTCTTCGTCACGATAGTTGCAAACCGACATCTGACCTTCAGCAGTATTGTAAGAACGTCCCGGAACAGGGTCCGTCATTACATACGGCTTATGGTGACGCATCTTCATCACCTTGTCCGTCTGCAACAGGGTGATACGGTTGTCGGCGTAAATCTGCACGTTCTCGCCCGCCTGATTCTCTACGTAGTCCTCTTTGATCTCAATTGCAGGAAGCCCGATTCCAGTAAATACGCTGGATGCCATCTGGTCAGTCACCAACCCTGCATTAACCATGAACTCACGCTCACCAAGAATCATCTTGAATTTATCACCGAACTCAGAAGCCCCTACAATGTTCTTCATAAACGTACCACGAGACATAATCATTTTGGAGAATACACCGTATTTGGCTTTCAATTTCTGAATCTCCTGCTGCAAGTAAGAGATAAATACATTCTTTGCTGAAGCGTCAGGAGTAAGGAAGTGGAACGGTAGCTCGATGTCCAACAATTCGATGTTTTCCTTATTATCGGCCAAATGAACCTGCGCCTTACCAGTCATCAACAATTCAGGAACGATAATATCCATACGCTTGTGCGGAGCAAGCAGAATCTGACGGTAATCATCAACAATAAAATCAATGATTTCCTGTAAGATTGTACGCTGGTCAGCGGTATTGGCAGCATTGAATTTATCAATGATGTCTTGCAATTGCGACAGACGTTCAATATCCATCTGATAACGGTCGCCCAAATAGGCGATTTCAGTATAACCACTTCCAAGGCTACGTCTTTCACGAATAGGCTTCTGATCATTCTTACCCAGAATGGAACCGGCAACAACACCCGTTACTGTCCCAAGATAAGTCTTGAAAACACGGGTTTTGGTTTCCAAGAAATCTCCGTATTGCTTCCAGTAGATTGTGTCCAGTCTCAACTGGAGGACACGGTCAATAATCGCCTGAACGATATTGGGATCTGTAAATAAAGTTTGTATGGTCAAATTCATATCTAAACTTTTAATGATTAATACTCAAACTGGAAACGGCTTGTCAATCCTACCTTATCCAGCTCATGGATCGGAAGAACCAACTTGCTTTCCTTTACCTCATAGGCTTGCATCAGGAGAGTGCAGAGAACCGCTCCATCGCTCTCAACTTTCTTCGCATCATAAAGAACGAAGTTTGCAGTGTTCTTCTTCACTGTTCCACCCACTGCGGTAGCTTCGAAAAGAACCGTATCCTTAGCGATATTTTCTCCGAAAGCCGCTTTGATGGTTAATACATCATAATCCTTGGTTGACTTGTCGATAGATGCTACCTCTGCGCCTTTCTTTCCGCTTCCGATGAACATACCCCGATAAGCCAAAGAATCTTTTGCCACCTTGATGGTGAGATTAGAGTCTCCTGTGGTATAAGCTTCAACCACTTTCACATTGCGGACGGGAACGAGTGTCCGTTTCTTCAAGTCCGCTTGTACAGGTGTGAATACAGGAAGAACAGAGCCTACTACAAGGTTGGTAATATCCAACTTCCACGGTCCGCTCTTTCTGACACCCGTCTCAACACGGTAGAACTCTTCCGGTTTGTATTCCGGGGTCAAGTTATACTTAGTACCTGCTGCCATAAATTTTACTTTTTAGATTCAACAATAGTTTTTGTTCCTTCCGAAATCATATTCGCAATAGATTCAGCTTCCTTCTCCATCTTTGTTTCCGCTGATTCAGGAGGAGTCACACCACTAAAGCCGATATTGGCAAGTTCCTGTTTAGCGTCCTTGAAATAAATGTCTAAGTCTACATCATCAGGAATCGCATAACGCTTTGCGAATGTTTCGGGAATACCATACTCCTTTGCCTTTGCCATAATCTGCTCCTGCCGGGTAGCCTGTGACTTCTCAGCCTTAAACTGAGCGAGTTCATCGGAAAGAGGCTTAACAGCAGCACTCACCGCATTTGCAATGATGGTCGCCATGTCATCTTTCTTATCTTCCGGCTTTGGATTTGAGTTAGGATTGGGATTAGGATTCTCGATTTTATTTTTCAATTCGTCCAATTGTTTTTGCAGACCCGATTTTTCGTTTCTAACAGTATCAATGTCTCCTTGAAAAGCTTTTAAAAGTCCTTCGACCCCACTAATAGCAGTTTCTATTTGACTTTCTTCAGTAACGGTTTTAGATAAGTAGTCAGCCACCCCGTCAAATGCTTTATCACCAAACCCAAAGGTTTTATACTTCGTTTTTAGTGCTACTAAGATTTTTCCTTTCATACCGTATGAATTATTAAATTTGAAATTCAATTTGCGGAAGTAAAAATACCACCAATACAGATGATTAATAAATATTTGAACTTCTGATTCGTGACCTTCGCTTTGATGTCACAAATGCGGTATAAAAGTAGTGAGTAAGTAGGTGGAAGGGAAATAATTAAATAGGTGATAACGAACAATAAAGAGAAGGTTTGATAATGGCAGAAAAAAGGCTCACAGAATAACTGCAAGCCTAAAATTTATTACCCCCCAAAAATATTTATTCCTTTATATCAACTAGTATTTTATCGGATAATATTCTTCTTCGTACTCAATAACTAATTCTGATGAAACCCTTAGTTCAATCAGCCTTGGATCAGTCGGTGGGATATTATCATCTGTCATAGGAAGAAGTCTTCTACACTTAGGCAAATTACACCATGTTCTATCTCATTCTCTATCTTTGCCAAACTACAAGAGATTAATAGCAGCCAACTCTTTAGTCAAAGACTGAATACCTTTCTGAATCTTCTCCAACTGCTGTTTGCGCGGTTTATGTACTCCGGCAGCATAATGCCATAACTGACGCTCATTGATTCCCGTAATCCGACTCAATGCAGCTTTAGTAAAAATGTTGCTGTAGTAGTTGATAAAGGTAGCAGCATCAATTTTGAACTTTAATTCAAATTCCCCAGACAACACCTCGCAAGGATTAGTATTATCTTCCAGATACAACTCGATTGCTTCCTTCATATTATCTTCTAACTCTTTCATATCATTACCAACTGTAATGACGGGAGCACCTTCAATATAAGCACTCAGGTTCTTTCCTGCGTGTTCAACGATAACTTCTACTGTTTTCATATTACCTCCTTTTAAATTAAGAGAACAAGGGGGCTACTTTAGCCCCGCTTGCCTCAAAATGCTGTAATAAGTGCCTTTCTCAACGCCTTTGCTGTTATGATTCGGTACGATAACTACTTTACCGTCTTTTTCAAACTTCATGTGGCTACCTCTCTGACTCTTTAGAACAAAACCGTTTTCTTGCAACATAGTTACAACGTCTTTCACTGATTTGTAACTCATAACGCTTTGGACTTAATTACTATGCAAATATAGTAATAATATGAATACTAACAAATAATTTATTCATTATTTTACTATGAATAAAAAATAGCGGCAACTCTGAAGAATCACCGCCAAAGGTCCTATTTTTCATGTACCCGAATTATAAGCCCCATATTTTTTCTGACTAAGAAGCGTTTTTCTGTTCTTTATTTCCGATTTGCTTATTCTTAGCTTCTTGTTCTTCTTTGATTTCCGCAATTTCTTCTTCGATTCTGTCTACATTTCCAGCAAACATTACCCCATGTCGTTGTGACCATACACCACCCGACACAGCTTTTACAGCTACATTGACTTTATCTTCCAAATTGTCAAGGCGATACGGAACAACTTCTGTACCAATATCTATCGTTTCAGATGCTTTGTTAAATTCAGATGGATTTATAGAGCCTAAAGCAGACACAATGAAGTTTACACGTCTTTGCAAGAACTCACCTATCACCTCGGCATGATTTTGAACTTGCAAATGTGTCGAAAGGAACACGTAATCGAAAGCCACTCCCGACAAGGCATTTCCGGCACCGCTCAACTTTTCAAAACTGATTTGCGGTGTATTCGTCATAGAATATGCTTTCTCAAAGAGAGTTTCTACCTCAAATTTCACGGTGTCATTTGCCTGATTCCACGTCAGATATTGGGCATCTGCACCTTCCCCTGTGAGTTTAACCATCCTATCCTTAATCTTACCCATGAAGCCTTCTACATCGCCAATCAGTTTCAGCAAAGGGAAAAAGTGATAGTCGATACAATCGGCATAGTTGGATAGTAGTTTCTCCAAACGTACCCGGAAGGTCTTTATCTTCTTGCAATAAGGTTCAGGACGATAGGCATAGAGAACCGGTAGTTTGGGGAATCCATGAGCAAAAGAAGTTCTTTCCTCGTACCCTTTAGATAAATCCCACTGATAAACCATCTTGTCTGTAATAGTCATAAAGCAGGTAATTTCCGAATCGTCCATGAGTTTTTTCTTATACTCACGGGAGAAAGCAATCATCTTACCTTCATCGTTGAAGAACGGAAAGAGCTTATCACCTCTGAATGGCGACCACAACACACTTTTCAGTTTCTTGGTAGGCTTAACCTTGCCCCCGAAAGTAGTCTTTACTTTCTTCCAGAACTTAGCCCAGAACGAATCATCATCGGTCGCATACCAATACTCGGCAACTTCCTGTTCGGATAACCAGGAACGAACAATCTTCTTGTTCTGATACTTGATTTTGTTGGACTTAAATACAGCTTTGACCGCATCCAAGAGTCTCTTTTCGTCATCATCCGCAGGAGTACAGTCTATAGACGGCTCAGTGCCTACTGTAAAAGCCGTTTGAATGTTTACGATGTCCTGCTCCAAGGGAATAGAGATACGGTTTACCGGTTCGGTTCTGTACTGTGCTTCGGTTTCATAGGCATTACCTGTCTTCTCATCGAAAACTTTCTCCGCTTCCTTTTCAAGAACCTTCCTGTCCGGGTACTTCTCTTTATCCACCATGATTTCATGGCGTTCCGGATTCCAATCATCCCACAACTTGCAGCGGTCGGGAAGCTCAGTTTTCCTACCTTTCTTCAGGTAGCTTATCTTCTGCCCAATATCGGGCAATACTAATATTTCTTCTAAACTCAATGGCATAGCTTATATTTTTAGTGTGTGAATATTCCAGTTAAATCTTTCGGCTTCTGAATCTTTCCCAGTAGCTCACCCAAAACATAATAACGGGCAGCATCTATCCCGTGGTTATCATGGTCTTCGGGTTCATTGATATACTTTCCATCCTTGTCCTTCGCCCACACATACTTTCGGAACTCGCTTTGCAAGTTATACGAATGCTTGGTTATGTATATCTCCATGTCCTGCATCTTATCGATGCCGGCATTGATAGAGCCTGCTCCTTTTTCCACCGCATATATCTTAATACCTCCGTTATGTATTTCTTGAATCAAACGAGGGTCTGCGCTATCGGCAATAACCTTCAATCCCCACGGTCGAAGCGTTTTGATAATGTCAGAAGAAAGAAGTCCGGTCCGGTAATCTACTTCGTCCAAATACAGAGCGTTACCTACAATACCGCACCGAATAGAAGCGGACGGGTCGTGTGTGTAGCCAAAATCTTGCCCGATAGCCACCTTCTTAGCCCAAGCCGGGAATTCATCAACAATTCCCCACTTCTTGAATACAGCACCTTCCGCAACGTCAGCCCAGCGACCGATAACCACATGAGCATACTTTTCGGGATTGCTCACCTTCATATCCTCAACCTCCTTCAGAAACTCTGGAGAAAGATTCTCCAAGTTATCAAGATAGGTAGTATGGATATGAAGTACATTCGGGTGCGTGGAGATTTGGACTTGCACCCCATCAATCTCTACGAGTTTATGGGTATTTTCGATGTATTTTTTGTAGATAAAGTGATTGGAATCACAAGGATTCATTATGATGATTATCCGGTTCTGAATCCCTTTCTTACGGATGGAGAGCATTATCTTGTCGAACTCTTCTTCATTCGTCCATTCCTCCGCTTCATCACAAACAAAAGTAGTAATACCTTGGATGGATTTCAATTTTGCCGTTTGGTTCCCGGAAGAGGTCTTGATACCTCGGAACATGATACGGCTTTTAGTCATTTTGTTGACTATATCTGTCTTGGTGGTCTTAAAATACTTGGTCGTTCCGTCAAGGTCTATCTTCTCCATCATTTCTGGTATGATAGACATACCAGCGGAAACCATCGTGTAACGGGTATAGAGAATCTGATGCACAATCTTCTCTACCGGGGTCATTTCAAAAGTCAGACGCTCTATAAAGGTGGAAGCATTGAAAGACTTTCCCGAACCACGTCCACCGGTGATAAGAATTATGAACTTTTCCTTATCCTCGTACAATGGATGATATATAATCTGAGGTACTATCATTTCAACTTGTCTTTAATCCATGAATCAATGTTGATGCCATGCTCTATGTCGGTTGGAATATCGGCATCTTCAGATTCTTCTCCAAAGCCTTCGTTTCTTCCTAATGTAGAAAGGATATAACGAATCATATTCCCGTCTGGACGTTCACGCCAACCTACGAAATTCCCATTTTCATCTTTTTCAGGAATACCTAAAGCAAGTATACGAGCGGAAACTAAACATTCATCAACCAAAGAACCACGTTCATCAGATATTGCCTCTTTAAACCCTATATCTTCCTTTGCCCACTGGTATATGGTTTTCCGAGCCACCTTAAATGTAGCGGCTACTTTAGTCAGATTTCCTCCAGATTTACGAACTATCTTCCTAAACTCTTCTATATCGGGTTTCTTTGCCATATCCTTGCGCACGGGCGCGTGCGCGTGTACTTGTTACTTTCGTTACTTAATCAATCTCAAAACATCTTCCCCTTTGACAAACTTATCATCTGTACTAATGCCAAGTAAGTCGCAAAAGTCATCTTTAGCTTCATGGGAAGAAAAAGATAATGTTATAAAGGCTTCTTCGTTCTGTTGCCTTTCTATTGCGGATTCTTTTACCTGCTGTTTAATGAATTTCATGTGTTCTTTTTTAGCTTCGTATGTCTTTTCATCCATTACAGGAGTTTCTATTTCATCGAACGATGATACAGGAGATAATAAATCATCCAAAGAATCTGAGAAAGAAGGAATAGCTGTATTTATAGAAAGGATATCGTTGAGCTCCCCAATATCCAATCCAACATCCGTATAATCTATATCAGAGATATAGCCAGCTATAAGGTCTATATCCGGCTTCGTGTTTCCTACCGCCATGTATGTAAGCTGTTCCTTTTCTGCTTTATCGTCTAAATTCACGACTTCAACCTTTACGTCATAATCAGTGCCTGGAGTACCATTATACTTGTAATGCAAATCCATTGCCTTTATTCTACGATGACCGTCTATTAGATTTCCTGATTTTTCATTCCATACAATACCACCGAGAAAACCAATTTTCTGCAAATTTTTCTTTTGCAGCTTCACCTTTTCATCCGAATGTCTTTTAGGATTAATCGGATTAAGGTTTATTTGGGAGCGTTTTATGACCCTTGTCTCACTTTGCTTTAGCTCTTTCATAATCGTATTCAAATAGTTTTCGTTCTACCAACGGATATTCGTTTATAACTCTTCCTAAATCTTTTGGGAAATTGTTACGAAGGAATAACAAGTAATTAATATCGGTAATATCTGTTCCGGATGATTGATGTTTTAAATCGTACGACTCCGGCTTTATTAAATTTTTCCGGCTGATATATTCTAATACATCCTTATTCTTGTATTCGGATAATGGATAACACTTCTTTTGCTCCTCATTAATTCCATTCATGCCGTATGTACGTAGCATCAAACGCCTATTCATTGAATCAGACTGCTTGAACCCGAAGAAAGCCCATTCAATATTATATTTCTCCCGTACTATATCGGTAAGTTGAGCCATATTGTACAGTTTCTGCTTCTCGTTCTTAACACAGCCTAAGTAACCAATACGCCTAAATGAATAAACAGAAAAATGTGGTATCTGAATGTATTTCACATTCAGGTATTTGTTGCAGGTATAGTTGATATATCGATTAATGTGAGATAAGTCTTTGACAACATACATATAAACACATACAATTTCTTTGAAATAGGGTGATATAAGGTCTAAAAGGGCTATACTGTCCTTACCCGATGCCGAGTGAAACAATATAACCCTGTCAGTCTTTTTTGCGACAGCTTTAATTATATCTATCGCTTTCTTCATTAGACAACTCTACCTCCTATACGGCGGTTAATTCTCGCTCTTTGAGCGGCATTTCTACCGGTAGATTGAAAACGACCTGCTTCATAATCTTTTCGACTTCGGTATTTTCTACCACTCGCATCAGTAGCATAAACTTCTGGCATAATCCCTTTTTTTAGTTAAACAATCTTTTTACCTACAAATGGAGCCACCTAAGCGGCTCGTATTATTTCAATCCCGAATGGCTGATAATTTCACAAATATGCAAATAATAGAATAATGGCAACTCTTTAGGCGGGTTCTTTTTAAACGCTTCTAATTGTTTGTCGAAATCGTGAAAATCAAATTCGTCGTGCATGAATTTTATGCCTTCTTCTGTTATTTCGCCTATACCAATTTCATCAATGGCGACATCAAGTATCCATGGTGCACCAGTACTATAAAAATGAATAGCTTCTATATCAGTCCTCAAAATAGGTTGACATTCTTGCTCGCGTCCAGCTTTTCTCAATTCCTCATTTTCGTCAACTTGCGCAAAGTCCGTGAACATCTTCTCATATTTGGCACTAAGCATACGTGTTTCTATGCTCTTTTTGCCATTCAAAATATCTAAAGCGTTTTCTTTTGTCATTATGAGCGAATACGCTTCTATCTCTTGACCATTATAATTAATCTTCATATCACTATATCGTTATAAAATTTATACTATAAAAGATAGTACCTCAAAGATACTACCACAACCAAAGATAACGAAATATCTTCAAATTCTATCTGTGACAATCAGTTTTAAGTCACAGAATCTTTTTCAACCAGATATCCCTTTTCTCTCTGCACGCCCCTAAAGTCGATGCACAACAAGAAAACAACTCACCGCTTTCAGTACGGTAGTCATACTGATACATTTTAACTCTCTTACCTCTCAACTTAGTGTTGTAAGTAGTGTAGTTCTCTTTACCGGACTGGCATACGCTGCAACCGTTTTTGTTTATTGAGTTCATAATCAATACATACTTAAAATTTCACATTCAATCTTTCTTCACTCGTATAAGCCACTACAAGCCCAGTTTCATCGTGCTGTATGATGATGTACTTTTCACCCCTCTCTATAGTAGAGAAGTCATAAGGGGTTACCATCTTACCCAATACTTTACCCAATTGCTTCATCAATGGGGCTTCAGGGCTGATAACTAAAACTAAATCCGCTTTCATAATCGTGTGTATTGTGGTAGCCCGAAGGCTACCGGATTAAACTTAGAACTTCTCTATTTTGAGATTGTCATTAATGATGAACATACGTCCACACTCTAAAATCACGTGTGTATCTGTAATTCGCTTGATTACTCTTACTACATCATCGTGCGATATGCGTGGCGTACCGTCTGCATGACAACCATTAGACAAATCACCTGATACTCTATATCTCAAACCTACTGTAACTTCATTTACGTTCATAATCTTCTATATTGCGCAGGGCTTTCGCCCTGCTGATTAAACTTATGCTATATTTAATCTCTTGCCTCTCATTGCATTCAGTTCTGCTGCCATCTTATTTGCTGCTTCTTCTGTCACTTCTAAAGATGCCATGCTCTTATCATAACCATCTATTACCATATAATAACCTCTTGACTTCTTTACGTAAAACTCATTAGCTTTATGCTGCTTCATGTAACTTGTTGCTTTCATTGCTTTATATCTTTGTGGTGGGGTTATTATCCCCACCGGTTAATACTTACTTCTGTGAATCTCTCAAATCAAGTTCTACAACTTTGTGATACTTATTGATGTCGTATAAGTCGTGAGCGCAACCTATTGCAGATGCTAATCTTACTGCTTCTTCAAGAGCTGTCATCATGCTAAGCGAAGCATCTTTCGCATCATTTTGAGCCTTATCATACTCTCTGACATTTCTCGCAACTTCTTGCGTCTTTTCAGATTCTTCAAGCTGTGCGAGGGCTTCTCTTACTTGCTTCATTGCATCTTTAGTCTCTTTTCTGTAATCGCTTGTCAAAGTCTTCATATCGTATATTTTTTAATTGTTATTCAAACTTATGCTTCTCTATACCCCCTTGCATTCAACCAAGCTATTGCACCTTTGAGAGTTTTGAATCTTTTGCTACTTTCTACTGCCGTACAGGCTGAATAATTTTTTTCGTCATGAATGAACAATGCACCTTCATTCTCACCTTTTTTATAACTAATGATATTCATATCTTCTATTATTTAATTGTTATTACTTCGTTTCTGATGATGCAAAGATAAAGAGAACTTTATTAAAAACAACACTTTTGATATAGTTTTCTTTATCTATTAAGAATATTTAATAAATCAAACTTTATCAAAATTAGGTTATATGATAAAGTTTGCATTACTTTGCGGAACAATCAGAATAAAGTATAGTTTATGGATTTACGAATAAAAAAAATAATGAATGAGCGTAACGTTACTTCTGCGTGGCTTGCTGAACAAGTGGGCATCTCAAAGGTAGCTATCAGCAACATTGTAACCGGAAAATCTTCGCCTTCTTTGGATAATCTTCTAAAGATTGCCGGTGTTCTAAATGTATCTATCACTAAATTGATAGGAGAAGAAAAAGAGGAAAACACCATTACCTGCCCCCACTGTGGAGGTAAAATTCATTTTGACGGAGAACCACGTATGCCGGAACATAAGAATATACGAGGGAAAGAATACTATAAATAAAAACAGCCGGAGCATTAAACTCCGGCTTTCAATTAATTAGTCCTTTGAATCTTAACCGATTAATAATCTCGGTATAAAGATAGTCTATATCTGCACGATAATCCTTATAATTGTTATAGTAAAACGTGACATCAACACAAAGGTTAGAAATTCCTGTCGGAGCTTTAAAGCCCAATATACCGGCAAGTATATCACGAATCCCTTTTGCAATCTTACCACCAGCCAATGTACTGGGGGAATAAAGAAACAGAATAATGAAAATAAATTTCTGGCGGAAGCTGGCACCGGCCCTTCTTTCGGGTAATCCGCAATTCCCCACAACCTCACAGTACCATTTGTATATTACAGGAATAATATTAAGATCCGATAAAATAGGTTTGATCAGTTCTTGCTCTCTCTCCGAGAGTCTTGATTTCTGCTCTCTGATAGATTTAAGTTCCGATATTGCTGAAAATTCTCTCACCATAACACGATTATTTTAAAAGTAAATAGTATATTTGCATTATAATCGTGTGAGGGAGGATTGAGTGGTCGTGCGCTTGGTTCTCCTTTCTTTATTTTATAGACTTATCCATTTTCTGAATAACCCTATTCTTTTCATCTACCTCCCTACCCCACATAATAGCAGAATAGACAGCATTTGCATATAAAAAGAGTTCTTCACGGCTGGTAAGGAACTCTACTTTCAGAGCCATCTTAATAGCTTGATTATAAAAACGACATTCTTCCATTATTATTTAGTTAAAGCACATACTTTATTATGTTAATTGTTAACGGATTTATTTTTCCTATAAACCATGTTATAAGATACGCTATTTTACCATGAAAATTTGCAGGTATCCCTAAAGTGCGTACCTTTGTACTGTGTTTTTCATAGTATTAGATTTAAGGTTAACAAAAGATTGGCTGTCTGGGATAGATAGCCTTTTTTATGCCCATTCATAAAATATCTTCATTCTTATCTCCATACTTATGCTTGAAATAGCTGTCTAAACAAGAATATACAGTAACGCAAATTATCAAAATCACCACTGTAAACCAAAACCAATCAAATTCCATATCCTTACTTTATTACATTCCACTCACTTTCCATAATCACATATTCACACTTATTACACCTATGCAGATAAGTCGGGAACGGAGCCGTTGTATAATCCTCAACCGCTATCTCTATGCTACCACATTCAGGGCACTCAATCTTTACTTCTTTGATGCCGGGATAGTCCCAGAAAGAAAGCTTTCCTTTCACGTTCTCGATAGGCTCATTATAGGTGATGGAGTTAGCCAGTACCCAGTTATAAACTCCCTTCTCTGCCCAGATAGAAGGATGATTCTGCACACAGTCCACTATCTCAACGCTACCGATAATGGCAGATGTAGGCTCGTTATAGCCGCAAATTATTTCGCGTTGAAGTCCCATTGAAAGGCTATCCCATTGCTGCTTTGAAAAGATATTGTTAGGGTTTACCATCTTTACAGGGGATGAACTTGCATGAATAAGTACTCTTTTCCCAATATATCTCTTGGGACACGGCCAAGTGCGGTTTTCGATGTCTTTGATGCCGTGGACTATTAAGGAAGCCCACGGCTGTTTTACAGTTATTGCTTTCATTTGAATTTGTTATTATAAAAAAATATGTATATTTACAACAAAATTTAAAAACTATGGAATTTGAGCAAATAAAGAAAAAGTTGATTAGTTTTCTCATAGAAAATAAAAATGTCCCATCTACAGCAATAAAAGATGATTTAATATTCACAATACAAACAGATAACGGTATACCTTTTTATCCCGCTCATTTGGTAGTTTTTGATAACCAACTTAATAAGCCATTGTGTCTATTCATTATTGATGATGGTAAAATTCGAGTTCTCAAAAGATTTATTGAAACACATCTCAACAACATTAATAGATTTATAAATGAACCTATTATTATATATTTAGTTAGCTACCAAAACGAAAGCCTATGCTTTTCTGAAGTTTTGGACGATAGTAGTTTAACTCCAATTAAAAAAGAGGATTTTCCTGATTTCGAGATAATGAAAAATGATTTCATTATTTTGCAAGGAATGAAACTTGAACAAATTGAAGAAGAAAACCAAAAATCAATGCAGGCACAAAAACAAGCAATAAAATCTGAGACAAGGTTTTCACGGTTTATATTTCTTGTGATTTCAGTAATATCTATTATTTCTCTGATTTTATACCTTTTCAGTACCTATAAGACTAATAGTATATCACAGAACCACTCCACAAATATGATAGAAGACTTCAATGATTTAACAAAAAGTATTGATTCTTTATGGCAAGACATGAGAAATCAGCATTTTAGAGAAAAAAAAGACTCTATTTCTGTTGATACAACTTTAGCATATGATAGACTTAATGACCGGATAACTATAATAGAAAAAGGGATATCGGATAATCCTCAAAAAACTTTATCTAATATTAGTCTTGAACATAAAATAAATCTTCTACAGTCTCAACTCAATGACTTAAAAGAACTAAATAACGTTAGAAACAATGCTTTAGATGATAAGATATCGCTTATCTCTAATTTAATCATTTCTTTATATGCAGGTGTAGTAATTAGTTTTATTGGATGGTTCTTAAATCAATCAAAAAGAAATAAAGATTGATTTCCTTATTTATTTACTTTAATATTTCTCTCTGAATAATTTCCTTTGCATTGAATCCGAATAAGCCTTTCTTCATTTCGTGAAACTCCGCAATCGGTATTTCATTGTACTATCTATTCTATTGTTTCATAAGTGAAGTAAATCACATCACAGGAATATTCGCTGTATAATTTTTTTCTCTCTTCTTCGAGATTATCAGTCGCGATGTTTACTTTGTGAGTATTACGGACTTCGCCGGTGATGTACTCTACTTTGGTTATTAAGTGTTTCATACGAATAATGATTGTTGAATACGTGATAATACTAAATTTGTAGCCTTGGAACAAAACTCCTTCTTAATCTCAAATCCATAAGCCTTGCGTCCGAGTTGTGCGGCAGCTAATAAAGTAGAACCACTCCCGGCGCATGGGTCAATCACAACATCTCCTTTTGCGCCCGTATCGCCTTGCGGTCCGGTAATATTTACTGTCTGGGGGTTTTCAAGCCCTCCGTCA